CCTAACGAAATGAGTATCTGCTGATGCAAAAAGACGAAATACAAAAAGCATTAGAACGCTTTAGAGATCATGTAGTAAACCAAGCTAAGCGCAACCTTACACAAAAGGATAAAAACGTTTCTAAAAAGCTGCATCAGTCTATTAAAGGCGATGTTAAAGTCATGCCTAATTCTATAGGAATGTATTTTAGCATGGAGGAGTATGGAGCTTACCAAGATCAAGGGGTAAGGGGTAAGAACAGTTCGGCTAAAGCACCTAATTCACCTTTTAAGTTCGGAACAGGTACTGGAAGAAAAGGCGGACTCACCGAAGCGATGCAAAAGTGGGTAAAGAGTAGGCGTATCCAATTTAAGAATGAAAACGGTAAATTCATGAGCTATAAATCTACCGCATGGGTATTGACAAAAAGTATATACTCAAAGGGAATTAAACCGAGTTTATTTTTCACAAAGCCATTCGAGGCAGCGTACAAAAACTTACCTGAAGAGTTAATAGAGAAATACGGACTTGAAACAAGCAAGGCTTTTTTTGATATAATTAAACAACCAAAGTAATGGCATATATATTTGCACGCTCACCATATATCGTAGAGATAAACGAAAACGACCAAGTAGAAACAAAGATAGAGTTGAGGATTTGGAATGGCACAGGATCAGCTCCAACAAATCCAACTTATACACTAAGTAAATTAATACCATCTACTTCAAATAGATTAACGACTTATAATATTTCGCCTTATATAAAAGAATTTCTTTCACATCCTTTATTTACAAATAATCATAGTGCTATTGCATTTTTACCATCAGAGGAATATTGTAATGTTCAAGTAAAAAGATACAAGCGAGTAGGTAGTACATGGACTCAAGTTGGTTCTACTGAAAATCATTATGGGTTTGATGGGTACGGCTTGTATACGGAAGGATACAATAAGAATTTAGGGGAGTTTTTATTGAATCCTAAAACTTACTATTACCATTATGTTGCAGGTGCAAACTTAAATAACGAACCATTCAAAAGAGCTGGTAATTTTACGGCTTTAGGCGGAGAAGATAAGGAAGTATTTTATTTAGAATTAGGAACTGGAGCTCTCACGAGAGTAGCACTTCCTTTAGAGAGATGGTACATAATACCGAGAGTATTTAGTAATTACATGGCTAAGGGTTGTACAACTTCAATTTGTAGAGGTGGAGGCGAAACGTGCGCTTTAATTGGTACATTCAAGCCAAAGACGGAATGTAAATATACACCTATATGCTGTGACTTTATAAACCGTTACGGAGCATGGCAAAGAGAATATTTCTTTAAAGCATCAAAGAACAGTATTAACGTTGAGAACTCTGAATACAATTTATACCAAGCCTTTGTTAATTACGACACCAAAGAGGGGCAGCGTAAAATATTCAACACAAATTATACTGAAAACATTACAGTAAATACAGATTGGGTGTCTGAGGATTTTAGCGATAATCTAAGGGAGTTAATGACAAGTGAAAGAATACTATTAGATAACCGTCCTGTTAAGTTAAATACTAAATCAGTCGAATTACAAAAGCATATAAACACGAAAATGATAAACTATACTTTAGAGTTCCAATATGCCTTTGATATAATTAACAATGTGATCTAATGCGTGAAGTTCATATCTATATAGAAAACCAACGTCTTGAGCTATTTGAAGACGAAGTAATACAAATTAATTCAAGTGTTCAAAACGTACAAGATATTGCCAAAGTATTTACTGATTTTTCACAGAGTTTCACCGTCCCTGCTTCAGAACGAAACAACGCTATATTTCAACATTTTTATGAAAGTGCTATTGACTCTTCTTTAGATTATCAGATAAGACGAACGGCAAGAATTGAAATAGATTTAACACCATTTAGAACTGGGAAGATACAGCTTGAAAAAGCTAATCTACAGAAAGGTCGTGTACAAAGCTATAGTGTAACTTTTTACGGAGACATACGAACGCTTCAAGACTATTTTGGAGAGGACAAGCTCAACACGTTGGATATGTCAGCTTACTCTCACGCATACAATGGAGCTGAAGTGCAAACACGGATCACATCAAATTCGAGTTATGATGTAAGGTATCCTTTAATTAGTTCATCTCGTGTTTGGGTTTATGGTGGAGGAGGTCAACAAGACATTAGCCAAAACTCCCATCATATGCATTATTATGAGCTTTTCCCAGCCATAAGAGTAGCAAGAATATTTGATGCAATAGAAACGAAATACGGAATAAGTTTTGATGGTTTATTTCTAAATGATAAACGCTTTACCAACTTATATTTGTGGTTAAAGAACAAGGATAACTTAGATAATTTATCCAATACAAAAGATGTTGATTTAACTACTAAACAAGCTGCGACTGTAGATGGAACACAACCTTTAATAAATGTGATTGATTTAGATACAAACGAAGTAGTTTTTAATCAAGATACAGTCCCATTCGCTTCATCTTCTGGTCTTTTATCTCGTACAATTAAATTAGAAGCTGTAATTTATAGTAACCCGAATGGCTTTGCTAACAAGATATATTTAGATGTTTATGAAAATGGTTCTTTAATAACTACTGTAGAGAATCCGACAGGTACATCAGGCTTTGCAGACTTTACAAAAATAGATATTGTAAATAACGGATTAAATAAAAAATATTCGTTTAAAGTTAGATCAGCACAAAACACAACTATAAATGGTAGTATTTTTATTAAATACTATATAAATGGAGTTCAAACGCCTTGGGGTAGTGCATCTGCAACTATGGCAAGTATGAACTTTACTATGGATATGAACTTATCTAATAATATGCCTGATATGAAGATATCAGAATTTGTTTCAGGTATATTAAAACAGTTCAATTTAACCTGTACGCCTACAAATAACACTACATTCAAAATAGAACCTTTAGAGGATTGGTATGCAGAAGGGAGATTGATAGACGTTACAAAGCATATTGATGTTAATAATATAGATATTGAAAAAACCAAGATATATAAAAAGATAGATTTTAAACGTCAAAAAAGCGAAACGGTTTTAAATAGAAATTTCGGTGATTCTAACTTTAGAGAATTTGGAGATCTTCAACAGGTATTTGAGTACGATGGTACAGAATATACGGTAGAGCTTCCATTTGAAAATATATTGCATCAGAAATTCACGAACACATCTTTACAAGTAGGTTATTCACTGGATAAAAATTTCCAGCCAATCATACCTAAAGCCACATTGCTTTACATGAATGACCTAAAGACATGCTCGTTTTATTTTAATAATGGAACGTCTACAAACCACATAACGCAGTATATGCCATTTGGTCAGGACTTAGAGTATAACGGAGATAGATATACCTTGAATTTTGGATGGGACAATAGCAGCTATTATTTAGAGCCTATTCAAAATAATATTTACATGACGTACTACAATAATTACTTATCCAATTTATATAGCCGTAAACAGCGAATAACGTATTGTAAAGGATTATTCCCTACTCCTATACTTACAAGCCTTAAAATGAATGATAGGCTTATCATAAGAGATAAGAGATATATCATAAACGATATAAAGACGAATTTAAACACAGGTGATGTTGATTTAACTCTTTTATATGACTTTAGAGAATTAACTAATTTCATTGAAGTTCCTACAGGTGCATCACAAATAAAAGAGCCAATATATTTAGGTAATGATGTCACTCAAATTAATTTTGATACAGGTACTACAGGAATAACGGTAACACCTTCAACTATTAATCAAGATACTATTGTTGATATTACGTTACCAGTCTTAACTCCAAGTTATACTTTAATAGCAGAAAATGAAGACGATTTAATAACTGAGGATACATTTGAATTTTTAAGATCAGAAGAAAATAATCCTGTAAGCTATACAATAACGATTGAAAAGATATATGTAAATAATCCTGTTCAGTATTCTGAATGGATATTAACGCAAACACCATGATAAAACACATTTTAGACATCTTAAAGTTGGATGACTTCTACGGAAAGTCGGAATTCATAGACATTGCAAAAGGACGTAATGAAATACCAACTACAATTAAGGCAGCGTACAAACAAGGCAAACGCAAGTTAAAAGAAAAAGACTATAGGTAATGGCTGAAAAGAGAGTAATAGAATTAGAGGTAAAGACAAACGCTAAGAATGTAGCCTCAGACATGAAAGTTGTAACTGATGCTACCAAACAAGCAACAGAAGCAACAAAGGATTTAGGCGAAGCATCACAAGAGGCATCATCAAAAGGTAAAGTTTTTGCAGATGTTAAGAATGTAGTGACAAGCATGGTTCCTGGCTTGAGAGCTGCGGAAGGTGGGGTAAATTCATTTAGTGCATCTTTAAAAGCATTACTGGCGAATCCTGTTATATTAGTTATTACAGGTATTGTTGCTACTTTAAAATTTATATATGAAGCATTTCAGTCAAATGTTAAAATCGGAAAAGAAATAGCCGCTGTATGGGCTGGAATAAGTGCAGTAGGAAAACAAATAACAGATGCTATATTCGGGATGGCAAGATCATTCGGATACGCAGCGGAAGCAGCATATAAATTCATTACACTTGATTTTGAAGGAGCTTCTAAGGCCATGAAAAAGGCGAATGAAGAAGCATCAGGTTCATTTGATCAATTAACAAATGCTGTAAACGGCACTACCTTTGCAATAGTTAGAGGATTAGAAAAACAACAACAGGCAAATAATAAAGCAAAGAAAGAACAAGCCGTAAGAGAGTCAGAAATTAATAAATTACTTGTACAATCAAGAGAAATATTAACTGATGAAACGGCTAGCATAAAAGAGAAGAAGAAAGCACTTGAAGAAGTTACAAAGGCTGAAAAAGCAAGTGCGGCTGAAAAAGTTAGAACAGCTAAGGTTGATCTTGATATTTTAGAGAAAAAAGCGAAAGCGTTAGGAGGTCAAGCAGAGAAAAAGATGAAGCAAGAGATAAGGGATGCAACTATAGCCCTTAATGAAGCCGAGACTGAAAATGCCATGACTGGTATTAAGCTGAATAAACAGCGAAAAATGCTTGCTCGTCAAGAGGCAGCAGATGCAAAAGAGGCAGCTGATGCAGCTAAAGAAAGACACAAGGAATATTTAGAAAAACAAAAAGAACAGCAAAAAGCTCGTGAAGAATCTTTAAAGAAAATTAAAGATGCAGAAAAAGAGTATCAAAATTCTTTACTAACACAGCAACAAAGAGAGTTAAATGATGCTACTAATAAATATGATGAATTAATAAAACTTGCTATAAAAAACAAGCAAGATACAGCTATTTTAGAAGAAGCTAAACAAAAAACAATATCTGATATTAATTCAAAATATGCTAAACTTGAATTAGAAGAAAAAGCAAAATTAGAAGCAGCAAAGAAAGCATTAGAAGCTAAACAAATAGCAGATATGAAGTCTGCTGATGAAGCGGCTTGGAATGAAGAAAAAGCTCGTATGGATTTACGCACTAAATATATTAGTGATGATAAAACAAGAGAAATTCAAGAACGAGAAGACACATATCAAAAAGAATTAGTTGATCTTCAAAATGCTTATGATAATAAATTATTAACTGATGAAGAGTATCAAAATGCTACAAAATTAGCTACAGAAAAAAACAATCAGGACAAAATAGAAATTGAAAAAAAATATCTTGATAAATCAAAACAAATAAATCAACAAAGAATTGATCTTGTATTAAAATATGCTCAGACATTTGGTAATGCAATGGGATCATTAGCCAACCTATTAAACGTTCAAGATAACGAACGATTGAAAAACGTAAAAAGAGGAAGTAAAGAAGAAGAGGCTATAAAGAAAAAAATGTTTGAGCGAGATAAAAAATTAAGAATTGTTCAAACAATAATAGATACAGCATCAAACGTTGTTCAGTCGGTTCGTAATGGTGGAGGTATTCCTACTGGTATTCCTTTTGGAGTTGCAGCTGGTGTTATGGGAGCGTTACAAATTGCAGCCATTAAGAAAACATCATTCGATGCTGGCGGAGGTGAACAACCCCCTTCAAGTGGTGGGGCTGGTTCTTCTGGAGCTGTTGCTGCAAATGTAATTACACCAAACTTCAACGTGGTAGGAAATGCACAAGCTACTAATCCATTGGCAGGCTTGGGCAACCAACCAATACAAGCGTATGTTGTGAGTGGTGAGGTAACTACAGCTCAGTCTTTAGATAGAAACAGAGTTAATTATGCAACGTTTGGTTAAACATTAAGTTAATAGGACATGAGAATTATAGAATTAATCATAGACGAGAAAGACGAAATGAGCGGTATAGATGCCGTTTCAGTCGTTAAGAATCCAGCAATAGAGGAAAACTTTATAGCACTAAATAAACACGAAATAGAACTCAAAAAGATAGACGAAGAGAAACGTATCTTAATGGGTGCTGCATTAGTTCCTAACAAACAGATTTACCGAGTAAACGAAAAAAAAGAAGAGTATTATATTTTCTTTAGTGAACAAACGGTACGCAAAGCATCTGAATTATTTTTAATGCGTTCAAATCAGAATAACGCTACCTACGAACACAAAGACAAGTTAGAAGGTCTAAGCGTTGTGGAGAGTTGGATAATTGAAGACGAAAAATCGGATAAATCCCGATTATATGGTTTTGATCTACCAGTAGGTACTTGGATGATTTCTATGAAGGTGAATAACGATGAGGTGTGGGGCGACGTAAAAGAGGGCAAGGTCAAAGGTTTTTCTATAGAGGGGTACTTTGCAGACAAATACGAGATGAGCCTTATTGATGAAAAGACGGAAGACGAAATTCTACTTGAAGCAATTAAAAAGATTATAATAGATGCCGAAAGACAAGTAAATTAAAGTCAAGTAAAATGTACAAAAAACTTGACAGAGGACAAGGCAAATAGTGACTAATATATTAGCCATTAAACCATAAAAAGACGGATAATGATTAATATATTATACAAATTAATAATAAGATTATGAAATCAAAAAAAGAAAAAACACCAAGTAAAACTTCACCGAAAGGCGGTAGAAGAGGTTGTCTATGTGATGACGGTAAATATGATCCCAAGTGTTGTGATGGAACGCTACAAGCGCAGGGAGTAGGATCATTAGTACAAAGTAATGACAGTATCACATACAATATAGTTCCTCGGGATATTGGTTAAAAATACAACAAACAAAACACGAATAAGTTAAATAGAAAAGTTTAAATATGAAATCAAACGTTCTAAACCAAATTAAGCAACTTCTTGGAATGGAAGTTAAACTTGAGCAAATGAAACTTGCTGACGGAATGACTATAATCGAAGCGGATTCTTTTGACGCTGAGATGGCGGTAGTAATCGTAACAGAAGACGAGCAAAAAATTCCTTTGCCTGTAGGTGAATATGAATTAGAAGACGGTCGTATCCTTGTCGTAGCAGTAGAGGGTATCATTTCTGAAATCAAAGAAAAAGAAGAGGAAGCTCCTGAAGTTGAAATCGAAGTTGAAGCACCAGTTGCAGAAGAAGAAGTAATGGCTGAGGCTGAAACAGCAACTCCTAAAAAAACTGTTGAATCAATAATTAAAGAAACATTCTTTTCTGAGATGGAAGCATTGAAAGCAGAGAATGAGGAGTTGAAAGCTAAACTTGAAACATTTTCAAAAGTTGATCCTATTGCAGAGGTTGCTGTTGAAGAAGCTACTGATAAGGTTGAGCTTGAGGAAGTGAAGCCTATTGTATTTAACCCAGAGAATAAAACACCAAAGGAGATGATTAAATTCTCTCAAAAACGTGGTGTGTCTACTATGGATAGAATTTTAGATAAATTAAGTAATTAATAAAAAAACATAAAAAAATGTCATTAACAATTTCAGGAAGTACTTATGCTGGCGAGTTTGCAGGTAAGTACATTGCAGCAGCTCTTTTGTCTGCTCCAACATTAGAAAAAGGTGGACTTACTATTCACCCTAACGTAAAATTCAAGCAAGTAATTCAAAGAGTTTCTACAGGAAACGTTATTGCGAATGCTTCTTGTGATTTCTCTGATTCCACTACAGTTACTCTTACTGAGCGTGTATTGGCTCCTGAGGAGTTCCAAGTCAACCTACAGCTTTGCGCTTTGACTTTGGCTGCTAACTGGCAAGCTGCTGAGATGGGTTATTCAGCGTACAACTCAATCCCTAAATCATTTGAAGATTTCATTTTAGCACACGTTGCTGAGAAGGTAGCTTCTTCTATGGAGAGTACAATTTGGGTTGGTGCTAACGCTACTGCAGGTCAGTTCGATGGGATCTCTACACAAATTGCTGCTGATGCTGCTTTGCCAGCTGCTCAAGAAATTGCAGCTGTTGGTGGTGGTGTAACAGCTGGAAACGTTGTTGCTCAGCTTGGTTTGATCGTTGATGCTATCCCAGCTCGTCTTTACGGTACAGAAGATTTGAAACTTTATGTTTCTCAAAACATTTATAAGGCATACGTTCGTGCTTTGGGTGGATTTGCTGCTGCTGGTGTAGGTGCTAACGGATACGATAACAAAGGTACTAACCAAGTTCTTGGAGATGTATTCTTTGATGGTATTCCTGTATTCATGGCTAACGGTCTTGCTGCTAACACAGCTATAGCTACACCAACTTCTAACCTACATTTTGGTACAGGATTGCTAAATGAGATGAATGAGGCTCGAGTAATTGATATGCGTCCGATTGATGGTTCTCAGAATTTCCGAGTAGTAATGCGTTTCACGGCAACTGCGACTTACGGATTTGCAGAAGATATCGTGACTTACGGAATCACCAATTCCGTGAATTAGTAACTAACTGACTTAATCAACGGGGAGGGCGGTTATTCTCCCTCCCTTTTTTATAACATTTAAAACTTAAAATTATGTCATGCGATATATCAAACGGAGTAGCAGAGCCTTGTAAAAGTTCCATTGGTGGGTTAGATGCTGTCTATCTAATCAACTATGGTGATTATGCAGCTTCTGATATTACTTATAACGGAACTAACACGGATCAAATAGACGATATAAATGGTGTTGCTACTGTTTATAAGTTTGATTTGAAAGGAGCTAATAGCTTCGAGCAAACAATTACTTCAAGCCGTGATAATGGTACTACATTTGTTGAGCAAACTTTGACTGTAAGTCTTAAACAACAAAGCGCAGTTAAACACAAGCTAATTAAACTTTTGAGTTACGGACGTCCTCACATCGTAGTAAGAACTCGTGCAGGTCAATACTTCCTTGCTGGTCTTGAGCGTGGAATGGACTTGACTACTGGCGTTATTTCTAACGGAACGGCAGCTGGTGACATGAATGGTTATACGCTTACTTTTGTAGGTCAAGAGAATATCCCTGCAAACTTCTTGAATTGTTCAACTGAGGCAGGACTTGTTACAGTTCTTTCTTCAGCTTCTATTGTCACTTCATAGTGTTTCTTTCATAGTGTTTAGATTGGGGAGGCTTCGGTCTCCCTTTTCTTTTTCAAAACAATTATGGATAAGTGTAGTTAATATAGTATGATTATCTTACAAGAAGTAGGTACTGCGCAAAGTTTTTCTTTTATCCCTCGTCAGGATACTTATAATACTTTGCAGATAACAGACGAGCAGACGGGCGTTACAACAAACGTAACTATTACTACAAATGTTATAGGTCAGTATTACAATACGATCACAGCAACTTTCTCTTTAAAGCAAAATCATTACTACACACTAACACTTAAGCAAAACACGGACGTTGTTTTTAAGGATAAGGTATTTTGTACTAATCAATCTATACCTACATTCAGCGTAAACAATGGTCAATATATAGTGAATACGTCAAATAACGACTTTATACTTTATGAGTAATATACACGTACTTAAACTGGCGCAATACGAACCGCCTGTAGTAGAAGAAAGCAAAAAGCACGAATGGGTGACGTATGGTGAGAATAATTCTTACTATACTTTCCTTATGGAGCGTTACAAAAACTCTACTACAAACAACGCTATTATAAACAACATCTCACGCCTTATCTACGGAAAAGGGTTGAGTGCTACTGACGCCAACAAGAAGCCTAATGAGTACGCTCAAATGAAAGCCATGGTTAGCGCAGAGGATTTGCGTAAGGTAGTGTTAGACTTCGAGATGTTAGGACAAGCAGCATTTCAAGTACATTACACAGCTGATAGAAAGAAAGTACAAAAGCTATATCATATTCCTGTTCATTTGTTAGCACCTGAAAAGTGTAATAAAGATGGAGAGATAGAGGCTTACTACTACTCTAATAACTGGGAAGACACACGTAATTATACACCTGAAAGAATCCCTGCTTTTGGATTTGGAAAAGAGAAAGTAGAAATACTAATCGTTCAGCCTTACTCTGTAGGGATGAAATATTTTAGCTACGTAGATTATCAAGGAGGTATCCCTTACTCAGTTTTAGAAGAAGAGATTTCTAACTATTTGATTAACGAAGTTCAAAGAGGTTTTAGTGGTCGTATTGTAGTCAACTTTAATAACGGAGTTCCTACACCTGAAGAGCAAGACATCATTAAAAGCAAGGTTCTAAGCCAACTTTCAGGAACAGACGGACATAAAGTAATTGTAGCATTTAATAACAACTCTGAAAGCAAGACTACGGTAGATGCTATGCCTGTTAACGATGCTCCTGACCTTTACAATCAGTTAAGTGAAGAGTGTATGCGTAAGATCATGCTTTCTCATAACGTTACTTCACCGCTTCTTTTTGGTATTGCTTCAACAAATGGATTTAGTTCAAACGCAGACGAGTTACAAAACTCATTTATTCTATTTGACAACTTAGTTATTAGACCTAAGCAAGAAGTAATATTAGATGCTATTGATAAAGTTTTATCATATAATGGAGTTAGCCTTAATCTATTTTTTAGAACTCTTAAACCACTTGAATTTAATGATCTTGAGAATGCGCAAACGCAAGAACAAGTAATTGAGCAAACAGGAACAGAACTATCTAAACACGGAGAAGCTACAGACGAAGAACTTGACGTACTATTAAACGACCTTGAAGGTGAAGTATTAGGAGACGAATGGGAGCGTGTTACAGAGCGCGAAGTAAAGTCGGATAACATAAGTACTGAGGAATGGGTAAATAATGCGTTAAACCCAAAGAAAAGCGTATTAGCGAAACTTGCTTCTGTAATTAAATCAGAGCCGAGTAGAGAATCTAATTTGGACAAGTCAGTATACAAGGTTCGTTATGAATATTCGGAGCGTTATAGCAAACCTAATTCAAGAGACTTTTGTGTTAAAATGATGTCTCGCACTGCAAGCGGTGTAGTTTATCGTTTAGAAGACATTGACAAAGCAAGCAGAGCAGGAGTCAATAAAGAGTTAGGACATAAAGGACAATCATACGACTTGTTTAAATTCAAAGGTGGTGTTAACTGCTCACACTATTGGAAAGAGGTTCTTTATAAACTAAAGAAAAAAGACGGAAAATATGTTGAAGATAAATCTTTAAGCTCTTCAAATGAGGTTAATTCTATACCTAAATCTTATAAACCAAGACCAACTGGCAACGCTCAGAGCAAAGTAGCACCTATTGATATGCCAAATAACGGACATCACCCTAATTACGGAAAATAATGGCAGAGGCTTTATTAATAACGAGAACAGACATAGTTAAGTTTACTGCGGTAAATGGCAACGTTGATACAGATAAATTCATTCAGTTTGTAAAGATTGCTCAGGATGTACACGTTCAGTCTATCTTAGGAACTGATCTATTGAATAAAATCAAAGCTGATATAGTAGCGAGTACTTTAAGTGGCAACTATCTTTCTTTACTTACAAACTATGTTAAGCCTATGCTTATTCACTGGGCAATGGTTGAATATTTGCCGTTTGCAGCGTATACAATAGCGAATAAGGGCGTGTATAAACACGAATCAGAAAACTCTACTACAGTAGATAAAGTAGAAGTAGATTTTTTAATTGAAAAACAGAGACAGATAGC